AACAGAGCCACCGAATGCGTCAGGCATGGAGGTATCCGGGGTGATACCCAGATCCGAAGCCAGGACGTAATCGACTGCCTTGCGCTCAACCAAGTCGTAGTAGCAAGCGCTGTGGAGGGCCACGGCACTCAGTTTCTCGCCTTGGTCGCCCAGGATGGCGCGGGCCTTAGACACCTGACGGGGGCCAAGTGCAGTAGCGCCGCTGGTATCAAAACGCAGATCAGCGAAAGCAGGAGAATCGCCACCGGTCAGGGAGCCGAAAACACCTTCAAGGCACTTGTAAAGATCGACCTGCTGTTGGTTGGCAAGATACTCACCAACTTTGGCGCCGATAGCGGCCATGGGGTCCGAACCTGCAGCAAGAGCTGCGAGATCACGGGATTCCCAAGCACGCGCACGGTGCAGGATCACGCCAACTTGCTTATCGGCAACAATCTTGCCGGGGGTCAAGCTGGTGGAATCAGACATTACCTCCAGGTCGCCAGTGAGATTGGCTTTCCAGAACACTTGTGTTATCCCACCGGCTCTTTATCCGATGGTTCTGCGCCTTTGCCATCGGTCGCAGGTCAGACTATATCTTCACCCCCTAGTCAAAGACCGGTTGGGTGCGGGGCACTCGTGGGACCGTTACCGAGTTTCCTCTCGGGTCCTAGTCGTTGAACCTTCCAGCTTGTCGGCTGGCTTGGCTGCTGATTGGCCTGTCCTTTCGGATGGTGGCTTTCCCAGCAATTCACCCCGTTATCCCTAGGAATTACGCCCTAGGGGCCCTTTCCGGTTAAGGCACATTCACGAAATCGCCGCCTTCGGTTGCATTGAGTGCAGCCAGAGGTTGAGCAACGCCGCTAGCGAGAAACTGGTTCCGCTGAGTGGTTTGCTCAATCAGGTAAGGCGTAAAGATTTCGGGAATGATCACGTCGGAGCGAAGAGTCGCCACGGTGAAAACTCCTAAATTGATTTACGGTGCGGGCGTAACCCAATGCGCCTTAGGCGTAACCTTTAAGCGCTAACGGTTACATATTAAGCATTGTTTGCCGAAGCTTTCAAGCGTTCGTACAGATCACGGTCAGTCCGGTACAGCCGCGATTGCTCGGTCAGGTTGAAATGTTCACGCACAAACGGATTCTTGGTGCCTGCCGGTACTTCGTTTGATGTGGCACGAACGCCAACCGGTGCGCCTGAACCTTTGATGGTCGGAGCCTTGAATAGGTAGCCACGCTCATTTTTGAGGCGTTCCACCCACTGATCCATCGGCACCTCGTTGTAGCCATCAACAGCTACGGGGTTTCCGCTTTCATCCAGCTTGAGCTGATCACGAACCAAGCGCAGAGCATCGTGTGGATTGTGGGCGCCCTGTTCGGCAAGGATCGCAACAACGCGGTTATCAAGCTGATTAACAGTGAGCTTTGACTCAAGTTCAGAGATGCGGCGCTTATATCCTTCCTCGCGCTCTTGAAATTGTTGAGCGTATTGCTTCAGGGCCTCATCGTATTTGCCCTTCGATTCCAGCTCCTCCTGTTCCTTGCGCCGCTTGAAATCCAGAAGCTCCTGAACATCAATGCCATCAGGCAATGCAGGTGCCTTTTCCTTTTGATCTTTGAGTTTGCCAATCAGCTCAAAGTTTTTACGCTCCAAACCTTCGATGCTGCGCTTGAGCTTTTCCAGCTCATCACCATTTGCAGTCTGCGTAGCTTCCTGCAGTTGTTCGTCGGACATTGTGACCCGTAGGGTTTACCAGCAAACTGTATAAGTAAAAGATGCTTTTTGCACGTCATGTCCCGGCGCGAATGGGATACACCGGTACGTGGCCCATGGAATCCGATTATTCACCACTGCTTGAAGGCGGTGGATCTGCACATGATGGAATACCTGGCAACCGGTGATCCGTGGCACGCAAGGAATGCCCAAGCACTACGGGCTTACGTGAGCTGCCTTAAAGATTGGATCCACTATCAAGAACGTCAGTAGGTCACCACTTTTCCTTGTCAGCCCAGTAAGCCGCAGACATCTTGCCCTTGGCGATGTTCTCAGCGTGGCGAGCTTTAAATGATGCCCTTCGTGTTTTGTCTGCTGCCGATTCTGATTTTCGTGGTGGTGAGCCTGATACGCCCTGCTGACCGAACCTGATCAGTTTTACCTTGTCGCCTTCCTTGGCCAAGACGACATGAGATTTGGTTGGATGGTTTGGCGTGCGCTTGGGCTTGTTGTAGCCCTCAAATTTCTCGCCGCGATACTCAATCATCCTCGTCGTCCTCATCATCATTTTCGATGCAGGTGATGACTTCGACGCCCTCGGCAAGACGACCCATCAAAGCACCGAGACTTTCCGGGGTATTAGGCACAGGGAAAAGGAAGCGGCCCTCAACCAAGCCATCAGAGCACTTGAGATAGGTGCAGCTTCCCTCCCAGATTTTGCCCTTCATTTTTTGGGCTTCCGTTTTTTGGCGGTTTTAGCAGCAGCCTTGAAGGCGCCAGCTTCAGGGTAGTCAGCTTCGCCGCGACGCGCTTTGCGTTCCTTGGAGCCTTCCTCCATCCGCTTGCGTTTGGCGTTGATATTGGCGTAAAGGCCCGGTTTCTTTGGTGCCATCACTTTTTACCTTTGGGCTTACGGGTTTTGCCGGCTTCGCTCAGCGCAATGGCAATCGCCTGTTTACGGCTGGTTACCTTTGAACCCTTACCAGGGCCAGGCTTGCCGGATTGCAGAGTCCCTGCCTTGTATTCAGACATTACCTTCCCGATTTTCTTTTCGGCCTTGGTCGGCTTCTTTGCCATGACGCCATTCGGTAACTGCAACCAATTTAGTGGCTAGATCAAAAGTGAACCAGCCTTCATTGGTGTAAATGGCATTGATCCACGTTTCGCCAACTAAAGCTTCTACAAGATCGCTGGAAACGTAACCGTCCTTGAAATGTTTAAGGCTCGGGTTTTCCATACCTTTGCTGCAACTGTTTCAGGCTAACTTCGCTGCCGTCTTCACGTACAAAGCGGGCCAAGGCTTGCTGTGGACCTAATTCTTTGCTGAGCTTTTCAAAGTACGGCAGGCGTGATTTACCGAGCACTTCGGCTTGATACTCCTTTGATTGGCGTTGTAGCCATTGCCCGTAGTTGGTGTCCGCTGAAACCTGACCACCTTCTGATGCACGCCTTGCTGGGCCGATTATTTCCTCTGGTGGTCGCAGGCCAAGGGCGCGGTAATCAACAATGGGAATCGTGGTGCTACGGCAGTTGAAGTGAACCGGAGGTAATGGCCCATCGCCATACTTAAATTCTTTGCCGTCAAGGCTGCGGCAGATCGCCGAGGTGCGGCTATCCAATGTGGCGAGGTAACGGTATTTCTTCGTTACGTCTTGATTGGAGCGGTAGACCTGTTGGCTGGCTTCATTGGCCACCTGCTGCACGCTCGTGCGAACAACGGTCAAAACCTGATGATCAGCCACGCGGGTTAATTCGCCACCGGCCAATGCTTGCTGTCGTGCTGTCTTAGCAAGCTGTCCAAACTCAAGGGTTCCAACCATCCGCCTAGCGATCTGTGGTGTTGGCTCGCCAGAAAGAATGCCAGTGCGAACAATGGCGTTAAAGCGCTGAGCCTGTGATTCGGCTAGGCCGCGAAACGCCTTCTGCACGACTTCACCATTAGGCAAAGTTATGGCCGACCCTTGCGCTGCTGTCAGGTTGAAGCCACCAGTGCCAGGCAAGGTGAAATTCAAATCGGTCGGATCGACACTGGCGACACTGGCTGCAAAGTTCGGCGCTACCTCAACTGTGTTAACAGCCTGCTGAGCCACAACGCTCGGCTCAATGCCGCGACCGCCAACTTCACCACCGGCAACAGCTAGTCGTAATTGCTCAGTGACAAATTCAGTTTGCAATTCGGCCAAGCCCTGTAGTTCGCGTGACGCATAAGCAGTGCTGCGATCCGCCCAGTTGTCCAACGAATCTTTCAGCTGAGCAAGAATGACGCGAAGACGCTGAGCCTGCACAGACGATGGGCTGACAATGCCTGCGCCTGCGGTGGCCTCGCCGAAATCAATACGCTTAAGGTCATCTACAGCGCTAAGGATGATCGCGTTGTAATCACGCACAATCTGTTTAGCGACAGCATTACTGAAGCGATTCAGATCAATGGCATTGCGGTAAATGTTGGCAACAGGATTACTGCGGTCGATCTTCCGCTTGAATTGCTCAACGTTGAGCAGGCGAGGTGTAACGCCTGATTGCGTCATTGCATTTCATCGTCAAGGCTTTGGCCATCTGGCGTTTCTTCGCCCATCACATCTTCGGAGCCAAGATTTTCAGGGCCGCCAATTTCGATCAGACCACCGGACTGCGTAGCCTCTAGTTCTTCCTCAACGTCGAAATCATCGCCAAGCACTTCACCCTGTGCGAGCTGATCAAGCAACGTTTTCTGGCTGATTACACCAGCGGTATAGGTCTGCAACAGCGCAGTAATTTCCGCTGGCTCAAGACGTGCGCCGATGAAATCACGGTTGACGTAGCTGCTACCGGATTGAGCTTGGCCAAGGTAATCAGCGTGGAACCGCAGGCAATTATCGATCAGGTCTTGCACCTGCTGAGCGATCACCATCATTGTGGAATCGCCTTGGCTGCGGTCGATTCGTTTTGCCTCAGCAGTTTCAGCGCTTAGCTTCTGGCCGAGCACGGCAGACAGGCCAAGTTCATTGATCTGCATCTCAAGCTGCTTGAGCCGATCAAACTGCGAACGGAAGCTGTTGCCGCTCGGTTCAATGTATTCAGCACGGCCTTCGGATGGGAATGCAATCGCTTCACCGGGACCGGCGCTAACTTCCTCGGCGCTAGAAGGGAAGCCAAAGAACGCCAGCATTGGCACAGCTGAGATGTGCAGCATGTTGTCCAGATCGCTCTGGATCTGATACGTCTTGAGGTTCAGCTCAGCAATATCTTCCAACGGCGGGCGTGATTCGAGCAGCCCAACGCGATTGGAGTAGGCGACAGAAAAGGGAATGTAATCAAGGCTGGTGGTTCCTTCGGCTACCTGCTCAAAGGTGCCACGCGTATCGTCCTGGCGGAAAAGCTCGTAAGAACCTGGCCTGAGGAGTCTGACCTGTTGGATTTCCTTTTCTCCGTATTCCCCATCAGCAATAGTGACCTGCTCCATCAAGCGGAGTTGTGTTAGCTGCTGTGCTCCGTTGATGATTTCAGAGCGCCATCCAAGTATGTCTCTTGGCGTGTAAGTACACCAATAAGGGCGAAGCTGCGAAACATCGGTGATGTTCTGAATTTCGCTGTCGTCTTGGGTCGGGAAATCAACCAAAACACCAACGTGGCCATAACGCACCATTTTGCGGGCCAGTTCGTAGATGTAAATGTTCAGGTCATTGCCCTGAAGGTCTACATCGAAAAGCTGCTCACGGATTACATCAGGCACGTCATCAAGACGCACCGGCTTACGGGTCAACATACCCGCGAGCATCCGCTCTAGCCGCTGGTAATAAGGCGGGCAAACTGATCGAGCTAGGCGGTTGTCGTAGCTTTCGTCTTGCTCGCGTGGTTCCTGCGGCAGGTAGCGACGATGCTTACGCCGCATTCCATAGGTGCCATGCAGAAGATCTTCAATCAGGATCCAATGGGCTTCCTGTGCCTGCCATGCAGCATTGGGATCTTGAACCTGCGTGGCTTTGCGCGCCAGATTCCGGTCATAGTGCCTGAAACCGGTGTACGTCATCTTTTGCGCCTAGCCATGCACAAATTCTATGGCTCTAGGTTAATCGTGAATAATGGCCGGGCCTCCGATCAGCCACACGCTGCGTTCAACCTTACGGAAAGAACCGACCCGGCAGGTCAAAGTTTATTCGGCCTGATCAGCGCGAACAATTTCATCCTCTAGGGCGTCGCCAGCTTCATCAAAGTCGTTGTCGTATAGCCATTGCTGAATGGCGGTGAGCATGGCGGATGCGGCTTGGCTGAAATCGTAAGAGCCGTCGTCTTGGACGGAATCAAAGGCGGCTTCGAGATCGTGCCAGACGGGTGCAGACATTGTGTATGTGCGGCGGCTTCATGGTAGCGGCAGGTATTAAGAGTATACCCTATGACGATCAATACAACCTGATTCCCGTGCCCTTGCCGGCGTTCGCGTACAGCGGGTTGTACTCAGACATGACCAAATACCCCAGCCCGTCTGTCCAGTGCTCGATGCCAGCCGATTTATCGATTACATAATCATCCGCGCCCTGCTTGTACGTCACATTGCGCAGCGCCTTGATCGTGTTCTTGCAGCGTGGATGGATGAATAGGCGCACTTGGCCGTTGGCGTTACGAATCAGGCTGTTGGTGGCGTTGATCTTGTCCTTCACTGCCCAGGGCGCCTTAGGACTGATGCAGCCAAACCCGTACTGGCGAATGATCTCGTGATCAGTGCGGCCAGCCGACGAAGTTTTACGGGCGCTACCGGTGGGATCCGGGTAGGCGATCAGCTTTCGATCCCTGAACCGCTCACGCAGCATGGCGCACACCTCATCCGTGTTCGTCTGCGTTACCGACACCTCATCCCATATATGTAATGTGTCGCCCACGCGGCTACCGAGCACACCGGCCAGCACGCTCACGTTGAAATCAGTGCCCCACAGGATCGGACCGCCAGTATCGCGGACGGTATCGGAAATGTTGTCGTCGCTGAAATCGGGGTAGACACGGCCCGACAGGGTTTCAAAGCTGGCAAGGTATTCCTGGCGAAAGGTGCGGTCGTCGAGCGTGCGGCGTGCAGCTTCAACCTCATCCTCAGGAACGTTGCCGCCTTGAATCGTGGTGAAGCTAAAGGTTGACCAGTCCGGCTGATCCCCCGCTTGTTCCCATAGGTCGTGAAACCAGTTCAGGCCAGCGGGCGTCGTGATGAACCATGCCGGGCCACCTTGATCAGACAGAGCCGGGCGCAGCACCATCTCCCATGCTTCCTGCTTGACGTATGCGGCTTCGTCAACGATCAGGCTGCTGAGCGAAACACCACGCAGGGCATCGGCTGATTCGGCGCCTTTTAGGGCGATCACGCTGCCATTGCTCAATTCAACGGACAGTTCGGATTCATTTTTCCTGGCAAACATTTCGGGCGGCACCATTGCACGAAGCTGGCGCCATGCAATTTGTTTTGCCGATTTATAGGTTTGCGTTACGTACCAGTTGAGGCTGCCGGGGTGCTCAATGGCCCAGGCGACCAAGCGGCTGATGCAAAGGTATGTTTTGCCAAAGCGACGGCCAGAGCAGAGAAGCTTGAAACGCTCAGGCGCATCCCATACCTGACGCTGCGGACCGGTCAAGCCTTGGTAGAGCTGCTCAGCGAAGGGCAGCCAGTCTTTCTGATTTTGAAGGTCTGCCGGGATGACGGGTTCAAGCAGGAAACCGCCAGGGGCATTGGCAAGCAGGCTCAAATTTCAAGGCCGATCAGTTTGGCTTGGAGCTGGATGGCATTGAGGGCAACTTGGGTTTGCCCACGCTTGTAGGCGGACTGTTCGTAAGTGCGAGCACGGCCTAGGGCTTCGGCAATCCATGAAGGTCGGGTCATGGCTGCATCTTCTTCTAGGCGAATTCTGGCGCGTTGAATGTATTCATCAACTTGACGCGGAGTGATATTCCATTGTTTCGATCCGAATTGAACAATTTGACCACGCGATTGCCCTTCGGTCAAAAGACCGTAAATAGTGTCAACACGGAAGTTGACTTCGGCAGCGGTTGAACGCGCCAATGTTGCAGAAAAACGAATGAATAAAGGATAAACCCAAAACGAGAGAATGGCGAGGATGAGACGCGGGTGAGACGGGCGAGGCTGTGGAAAACGTTGCCGAAATAAAGGTGTTATGGGCTTGCCAGCCCGTTTTTCATGGCTAAGGTGTACCCGACGTTTCCCGGGAAATCCCGGACGAACCCGAAAACCTCCGATGCGCCTTGAACTGCAAATTCCCGATGATTTGGCTGAAGACCTGCTTAGGTTCAAGCCCAAAACCCTGTCCCTGCCTATGTTTTGCGCCTTTTTGCTGGAGCTAGGGGTTGACAGGGAGACTAAGCTACCCGCGTACCGTGTCGGTGCGGGGACACCACCTCTAGGTAACTCCACACCGAAGCAGGTTCAAGGATCTACGCCTCAGCAACCTTCCAGCGAAGGGAAGGCTGTTTCGGCTGTTGGTTCAGATGGCTGTTTAGATCTTCCGCTCTTGCCCAAAGAATGCGACACAAAAAAAGAAATAGGCTGTAAAAAGCCTAAAAAATCGGCAAAGGTTGAGTACAGCGATGCGTTTACCTGCCTGTGGAAAACCTACCAGTCAGCGCCCGAGCGAGTCTCAGCGCAGTCCAAACCAAAGGCATTTGACGAATGGAAGAAGGTTGTCAAGGAAGAGGGCGAGGAGCGCCTGCTAGGTGCCGTCAACAACGCCATAGCCGAACAGAAACGGCGCAAGGGGGCTGGGGACTTTGTGGGCAGCCTTCCTGACCTGTTCCGCTGGCTTCGTGACGGCAAGTACGAGGTTTACCTGGAAGAGCACAAGCGTCAGAGCGGCGGAAAGTACTGGGATGAGGGCAACCGCTGCTGGGTTTACGACGACTGATCCTGTCCTGTATTGCTCATCTGAGACTCACCATGAAACTGTACGCACCAGAAAACAAGGGCAAGTACGTCTGGCAGACCGCTGATGCCAAGACCAAACAAGTCAGCTACAGCGTCACCACGACCCGCACAGCACCGCCTGATGCCGCCTACGGGCACCCCATGGGGAAGTACGACGATCAGGGCCTGTATATGACCTTCTGCCCGAACGTGGGCGCTGATGACCCCAAGAGCCCGTTAGCAGCGCGTTACGTGGTGCATCCGATGGCCGCGTCAGAGCCTGACAACGCGGATAAACAGCGGATCTGGCGCGAGATATAGGGTATATTTCAGCACCCGCCCATTGAGGCGGCGCCATTGAGCACATGCGACGACTGGCCACTCGCACTGAGCGAGACCTGCTAGCGATCCTTCAGGATTTTCGGTGCGCCATCTGCGGATGCGATTTGCCGGATCAATTTGAATGTGATCATTTGGTGCCGTTTTCGAAGGGAGGTCCAACGACCTTGCAAAACCTTCAGGCACTATGTCCGAACTGTCATTCAAAAAAGACCCGCGCCCAGGCCAGGCAGAAGTAATCCGTACGGCAATGGAAACAGGGCGCAACAAACTGTGCGCAAAACTTCCAACTGGTTACGGCAAAACATTTACTGCAGCTGCTGTTTATTCAAGTCTTCAGCATGAAGGGCGAGTGAATCGACTCCTTTATTTGGTGCCTACGGTTAGCCAATTAGATCAATTTGTTCAAGACGGCAAAAGCGATCTTGAAGATGCTTGCGTTGATGGGCCTCTTTACATTTGCGATATTCGATTTTGCGGAGCTGCGGTTGCATTAAAGCAACATCGCCAAAATTCCCACCAAGTTTTTGCGGCAACAATTCAAGGGCTTAGTTCTCAAGGCTTGGGCGCAACAGTTAAAAGCTTGATGGAAAATGGAAACTGGATGATTTGCGTGGATGAATATCACCATTACGGCGCTGATAAAACATGGGGAAGGGCGGTTTTAGATCTACAACGAATGCCTTCGTGCAAATACCTGCTGGCAATGTCTGCAACGCCCAATCGACCTGACGACGACGGCGCATTTGGTAAACCAGATAAATCGGTTACCTATCGACAAGCTGTTAAGGAGGGTTGTGTTAAGCCGCTGAAGTGCCATTCCTACACATATCGAGTAGACGCGCTTGAGGCCGATGGCGACGTAAAGAGCTACACAATGGATGAGATATATGAAATGGCGGGAGGAACTGAAGAGCATAAGGTTCAAAAGATATTTAAGTTAATGCGATTTTTGCCGAAATATATCAGCCCGTTGGTTGACATTCCGCTTTCCCGAATGATTAGAGAGCGTTCGGTCGCGGGCCCTTTACAGGCTCTGATTGGAGCTAGCTGCTGCTCTCACGCGAAATTGGTTTGTGATCAAGCTCAGGCAATGTTTCCAGAGCTTCGTATTGACTGGGTTGGCACTGGGAAAGATGGTCGAAGCGAGGGCGAAAATCAATCAGTTTTAAAAAAGTTTTGCCCGCCAAAGGTAAACGGAAGACGTGATCCAATGGATATAAAGCTTGATGTTTTAGTGCATGTTGGCATGGCTGGTGAAGGGTTGGATACTGTTTATGTTTCCGAGGTTATTCATCTCAACGCCGCAAACAAAAACAACAGCAACGATCAAGAGAATGGAAGGGCGGCCCGTTTCCTACCAGGGGTGACGGGTTATATCAATGTGGAAACTGGCAGCGATTACGCGAAAAAATATTTGGGTTCAAAAGTTGAGCTTGCGTTTGATTCCGACAACCCAACAGATGATGAGCCGCGCGAGGATGATCCAACCGAAAGGGATAACGATATCAAGCCGCTACCAGAAGAACCCTTTATTTATATCCAAGACATTGAGTGCATTGAAGTTAACACGGGAGAAATTTTGCGCATGAAAGAAGCAGTTCGCGAATCCTACGAATCGTTTGGCACTTTTATGCCTAGTGATGAAATTCTGCAAAAACAAGCAGAAAAGTTTTACAAAAACATGAAAATGAAAGAGGCTGAGGCTTTTAATGATCGCGGCTGCATTGAGCAATGGGATCAATCTGTAAAGACAGCCATGAGCGTTGTAACCAGGAGGGTCGTAAGGCTCATGTGCCCTCCACCCGTTAGGCCATCAAAAGATTTGTATGGTGACGTTAAAAAGCGAATCAATTCACGAAAGAAACGCTCGATTGGTCCGGTCGAAAAAGATGTTGCCATTTTGAAAAAACACTGGCAATGGCTTCAAAAGCTAGATACCGAACTAATCAATGCAAATGGAGTTCCGACATGGCTGGCGTGAACATTGAAACAGGGCCGGTTGATTATCGAGATCAACTAAGTAGAACCCCAAAGGATAAATGGGCCAGTGTTTTCTCTGAACGACGCCTTTATATCGGCGCTGAATTTCAGCACGGTTGCCGTTGCGTTATTGATTGGCTAGTAGAGGCGGAAGAGTTTCACGCTGAGCTTGGCTATGAATCAGCAGATGAAATGCTCCAGGAAGAGCTAAACATTCCGCCTGATTGGGTGCGCATGGCAGTTGCTGTGCTTGAGGCGACGGGCAAAAACCTCAGCAAGGTTGAGGTCGATCACGCCATTGAGCTGAAAAGCCACGGTGGCGACCGCAGATCAGACGAGGCCCGGCAGGATCAAGGTAGTAATACTATCTTGAAAGATCCCGGCAGGGGCGCCGACTACATCAAGGCCCGTCTCCGCCGCGATCATCCCGAGATTGCCGAGCAGCTTGAGCAAGGTGAATTCAAGTCAGCCCGTCAAGCTGGCATTGCCGCTGGATTTGTTAAAAACGTTCCCGCCATTCGTCTTGTTGACGACATCAATGTCATTGCCCAAAAGCTGTGTCAACACTTAAACCCTGA